GTGTCTTCAATCGTCATCTTGTTCAAGCGGCCCGTGAACACCTCAACCACGTCAACCGCCGTCACGTCCCCGAAGTAAACGCGACACTTGCGGCGCTGATAAGGCTCCTGCAAGGCCAAGCTGATAAGATCGCCGGGGACGCCATTCAGACTGACAGTGACCGCCTTTGCGGACAAGTCAGCAACCTCCTCCAGCCCCGTGATGCCAACAAGCTGCCCAGCGCCGATGTATGTGTCGCCGTTGATTGTGCGCTCGCCGTACCCGCTCCAGAAACGGATTGTACCGCTCGTCAGCGCCAGCTCAACCGCAAAGTAAGGTTGCGCCGTATCGCCTGCCCATGCCGTTATGAGAGATGATGCTACCGTGCGGCTCATATCGCCTCCCTCGCGCCAAAGGTGATGGAGTATTGCTGAATGTCAGCCGCCCAGCCTGTTTCATTGCTGGACAGGCGGAAGACGCCGACGCAGTCAGATAGCGTGGCGGAAACGGCAGCCGCGGCTGTGCGCAGTGACGGCCATATTTCCAAGTCAGCCGCCGCACCTGTGCCGGTGTAGCTTTGCGTCACTTTGTGCAAGCGCGACGCAGCACCAGCGCCAAGCTGGATGTAGTCCCCCGGCAGGAGCGTCTCGCCGGTTGGCACAGTCGCGCTGACAGTGTTTGCGCCAGCGTCGCCCGTGATGGTGCAAGCTGACGCCGTACCCCTCAACACGCACCCCAACGGGTCGCCTAACAAGAACGTGCCGGACTGCCCCCGCAGCGAAAGCATAAAAGCGTTCCACTCCTCTGCCGACGAACGCTTCATCGGTGGCAGCGTAATATCCGCTGTCCACATCTGGCCGGGGTATGCGTGCGCCTGCCCGCTAAATGTAAACGGTGACGCGCTGTAAGCCACTGCGTTGACCGCCCTAAAATCAACGGCGCGAATGCCCGTCACCGTCGGCAGTGATAAGGGATATGTGATTGCCATTATGCGAAAGACCTTCCGTAAGAGCCGCCGCGCAGCTTTGCATCAGCCACCGCCGCCTTAGCCGCGTTTGCAATTTGCGGCATCAACGTCTTGATTTCAGTCCGCACCGTTTGCTGTACGCCAGTGCTGACGTTGATTGTCTGGTTGACAACAACGGAGTTGCTACCGCCCATGTTGCTTGTTTGCGCCGGTGATAAAATGCGGCCATCCGTCTTAGGCACAAACAATTCACGCCCGCTTTCGCCGGTCATGTAGGACCGCCCAGCCTGAACAGTGCCGCCGGATGCGCGTGCAATCGGGCGGATGCTACCGTTAACGGGCGATGTGCCGCCCATGCCACCAAACATGGATGGGTCGCCAATGAAGCCGCTGACCAATCCAACAATCTGCTTCACCACGAAAATGCGATACAGTTCCTTGATGATTTCCGTCGCCATTCCTTTGAAGGCTTCGCTGGCTGTTTGCGTTCCGTCAACCATAGACATAAAGGCGCTTTCCATGCTGCTTTCGACGCCTTGCATTGCGCTCTCCAAAAATTGCGCATTAAAACCAAGCTGCTGCAATGCAGGTGAAGCCGTCGCCAAGTTTGCAAGCAATTCGTCCGTGGATGCCGACGCGCTTGATGCGCTTGAAGACAATCTATCGGATGCATCAATCGGGTTTGCCATATCCTCGCCAAAAGTAACCATGCCATTGCTTGCGTTAACAAGAGCATCTTCAAGTTCGGCAATGTTTGCGGTTGTTCTTTCAAATTGATCTGTCAATTCTTGGTCCGTAGTAAGCATTCTGGCCTGCTCGGTGCGCAGTTCCACCAACCGTTGTTGAGCCGCTTCATATGCTGCAATCTTGGACGGGCTTACAAGCGTATCAGGCGCAGCGCTAATGCTCATCGCTGCATCTTGGCTGGCTTCAATCTGGTTAATTAGCGATTGATATGCATCCGATCCGAGCGCAATGGCCTTTTGCTCATTAATAGCTGCTTTGGCATTTTCTTGGCGTGCCATTGCTTCTTCAAGTTTTTGTCGTGCCGCTTCCGCAGACATTGACGTTGAACGGCCAAGCGCGATGTCCAGTTGCTGAGACTGCCTAATCTCATCGCCCATCGCTGCAACAACATTATCAGTCGCAATTTCCAAGTCGGTTTGCGGGTCAACAAAATTCTCAACCGCCTGAATTGCCCCGACAACATTCTTGACTAAGGCAGCAAACCCCTCCGCGCCTGTCACAAGCAACGGTATCAATTCAGCCAAGGCAACCGAAAGCTGCGCATTGATAACCCTTGAAGCCGCATCAAGCTTTGTCTGGGCCTCTTCCGCATTGCGTATTAAATCTTTATCAATAACCGCGCCAGCCTCTTTGGCAGCACGCTGCATCTCGCCCAATGCATCACCACCTTCGCGCAGCATATTGACCATTGCCACACCTTCACGGCCAAAGAGCGCCGCCGCTTGCGCAGCGCGTTCTGTGGGGCTTTCAATAGATTGCATTTCATCTGCAATAATCTTCAATGCATCTTCAAGCGGAATTTTTGTAAGGTCGGATGCCTCAAGGCCCATTTCCTCAAGCGCCCTTTTGGCTGCGCCCATGCCCATTTCAGCCTCGCCAAGACGCTTTGAAAACCGCTCAAGGCTGGATGTAAACGCAGACTGCGAAACGCCCGCGCCTTCAGCAACGAAACGCAATTCTTGCAAGGCATCGGTTGTGATGCCGATCTGATCTGCTTTCTTGCCGATTTCGTCCATCTCGGTTGTTATGCGCCGAACCTGCGCAACAATAATTCCAGCACCAAGAGCGGGCAAAAAACGTTTAGCCGCAGATGAAAGCATATCAAAGTTCTTGGACGCCGAACTTAAATTCTGGTTAGACCGCTTCTTGAAATACTCAACCCGGCGCTCGGCTGCCTTCATCTTGCGCTGAAACTCTTTGTCTCGCGCAGTCAAAATGACGTTTAGTTCTTCTGCCTTAATTGCCATCAACGCGCCTCACAAGTTCGCGGTATTGTTCCGCAGTCATTGCATCTTTGCCGGGCTTGGCTGGACTGTGGGCATCGCTCCAGCCCTTAAACACCAGCCAAGTGTCTTTCGGTATCATATCACGAATTTCACTAGGCCGTAAACCAATCACAATGCCGTTAGCAATCATGGCGCGGACATTCAGTCGCTTTGGGTTTGGCTCACCGTCTTTTTTTTTACGTCAGCCTCGTCAACACTGTCCGGCATAAACGCAACACCAAGAACGGCTTGCCCAATTTGGTAGAGCCGCATCAGGTCTTCAGGATTGCAGCCCAAAATAACCTTGTCGGCTTCATGGTCTTTTAACCCGCCGCCGACCAAGGCCAATGCCAACAAATCACGCACCTCGGTGCTAGTTGGCTTTTTGCCGCGCCCAAAAAAACTTTCCCACAATTCAAAAATGCCGCGATGCTTATCCTCAAACCGCTCAATCTCGCGGTTCCGCATCAAAAACACATAAGAAGCGTCCCCGATATATTCGGAGACGCCCCCACGCGGCGCTTCAGCCGTGATAGTCATCAAGCAGCCGTAAAGGTAACGACGCCGGTACTTTCAAGCGACAAAGAATAACTCACGCCGCCCTCTGTTTCGCCGCCATACTCAACGCTGGTTAAGCGAAACGCGCCTGCATATGTTCCAAAGTCTGGAACAACAACTTGGAAGTTTGCCACGTTGTCAGCGGCCATCGCCACTGTGTTCATCCGCGCCTCGGTTGTGCTATCCTCAAAAAAGCCATCGCCCGAAACTGAAACGTTCTTTAAACCTGCAAGCGTTTCTGTCCACAAAGCACCTTCCGGCGATGTGCAGTCTGGCGTTGTCACGTCAATTGAAGAATTGTTGATTGTAAGCGACTTGCTGTTCAATCCGCAAAGGTTGGAAAAGACTTCACTTGCCTCTCCATCGCCAATCTTAACCAGAAGGGCGCGTCCAAGTTGTTTAGCCATGATCGGCCTCCATCAAAATGCGATTGCCCACATCGCGGGTTTAGGCAGGTTTCTCAAGCATGGCTTGAAACGATATGACCGCAGCATAACCGCGACCGTCGGGATTTCTAGTAACAGAAAACGTCTGGAATATCAATTCTACAAGAACAAACCCAGTTGGCGCGACGCTTTGTTCTTGGCGATGCAAAGCTGCCTTGATTGCTTCAACAATTTGTACCGCTTCAACGCGGCCAGACGGCGACCTGCTTTGCGCCTCAAACGACACGTCAATCAAAACACCCTCAAGCGTGTCTGTATCAAACGCGCTTGGCTGAATGTCATTGAACCGAACATACGGAAACACCACGTCCTGCGGAGGCTCGTCATAAAATCGCTGGCCGACGATGGTTGTCAAATCGGCATCAGCAACAAGCGTCGCCCGAAGTGCCTTTTGAAGCGAAAGAGCAAAACCATCAGCCATTTAACACCATCCTTGCTGCTTTGCGGTAGGCAGCTTGAATGCTACGGTTAAACTTGCCCGCAACGTGCTGCGCTGCCAGCTTCATATACGGCTGTGCTTCTGTGATGCCTCGATCGCCATTTTTGCGACCACCCTCAACAGACTTGGCTTTAATCTGCGCTTCCTTGGTAGACGGCGCGGCCTCAATAGAGCCTGTCATGCCGTCGTTCTCATACTGGGTGTAAATCCAGCCTTTCAACTCTCCACTGGCCACCGGAACAAGATTGCGGGCCAGCCTTGCACCGCTTTCGGTGTTGCTTTTGACCGTTTTTTGAATTTGCGTGTGAACCTCTTTCGGCAAACGCCGAAATTGCTTCGCCAGCTTATCTGCGCCTTGAACTCTCATGTTGCCACCCCGCGCTCAAGTGAAAACTCTAGCATGGTGTCTTTAGCGTCAATCTGAATGGCGTGCTTGATTGCCCACTTATAGCCGCGCATAAGCACGCGGTCAGCAGCGGTTATTGTCTGCGTAAAGCTGTCAGAACGAACGCGCAGCGTTGCCGACCCTACATCAGCCAGTGCGCCGCCCCTGATCTTCTCCTTGCCGGTGGTTTCGCGCATTTCTGACATTCGCGTGCCGATTTGCGCCCAACCAGAATAGACATTGCCGTAATCATCAATCGCGCCTTCTGTCAGGCGCTCAAACGTCGCCTTTTCGCGCAACATGCCTGCCCTAGCCATACCAAGAACCTCGGTGCATGTTTAGCAGCGCCTCAAAACCAAAAGGCACTTGCGACAATTCATCAAAGCCAGTCTGCTCGCGGTTTTCATACCAGTGGCCTACCATCATCAACATGGCATGGCGGATTGTATCCGGCACATCGGATGCCGCATCGCCAAAACCCACTTGATACTCAATCTTAATTGCGTCTGCCCGGTCCTGCGTTGATGGCCAGTTGAAGTTAGATTTCGGCCCGACAAAAGAAGAAAACGGCGTGCCAAAGACGTTGTAATTTGCAATGTCATCGTCCTGCAAAACACCGTCTTCATCGTAATACCGAATGGCAACCAAGTCCTGCAATGGCCCCATGCGCAGCGGCACGGACTGCGCCGGGTTTGGCCCAATCCATTGCCCCCACGTCTGGGTTATCATTGCCTGACCCAATGCGCCCTGCGCGTCGGTGTAAGCCGTCGCAACAGCGATAAGGCGCGTCAGCAACACATCATCGTCAGAACCTTCAACGCGGCACTGGTCCTTGGCCTCATCAAGCGTGACGGGCTTTACTACAGGCGCAGTCACCAGCACCAATTCGCGTGTTGCCGCCAGCGTGTCCATTTACTCGCTGACCGCTTTTTCTGTCTTGGACTTTTTGACGGCACGCTCAACCGGCTTGCCTATTGCCTCGGCAATCCCGCCAGCGATAAAACGAACGGCCTCGGCCTCATTGCAGTCAATGATGTCGCCCGCATTGTGCGAAAAGTCGATACCGGCCATCGAAGTGAGAAGTTTAACCTTTGGCATGATTTGCCTCCTTTGGGTCAGCTTATAAAGTGGGGCGAACATGCCGCCCCACCGAAAAGCAGACCTTATGATGCCGCAGTGGCAAGGTGCTTAATTGCAGCGGTGTTGACCAAAACGCCGTCAAAGCGAATGTAGCCAAGCAGGCCGAAGTCAGGCGCAAAGCGTTCGCGTGCGACGTACAGGGACGGCGCTCCAACTTTGCGGACATAGAACTTTGACATGTCACCGAACAGCATAGCTTTGGACGAAACGCCATCACCGAGACCCGCCATCGCCTGGTTCACAACAACGTTGTAACCCAGAATGTTCTGCGGAACGCCTGCTTGATAGTTGCCCATCTGCCAGAGGTAGTTGCCGTTGCCGTCTTTTAGCTTGCGAACCGCAGCAAGTGTGCTGTCGTTCATCATGATCGCTGTGGCAGCGGATGTGCGATAGGCAGGGTCAACAGAGTGAATCAAGTCAATGATCTCATCGGATGTAACTGCGTTTGTCGCGGCAGTAACCTTACCCGCGCCGGAGTTGGTGACAATGCCCTCAACATCAGACGAACCGGAACCAGTTGTCAGCTTGCTGTTTGCAATGCGGCCCAAGCGCTCGCCAATCAACTCACCGAGCAGGCTTTCCATGTTCAGGATGCTGTCAGCGTTCAATTCGGCAGACCAGCGGATCCACTCACTGTCGAAAGCAAACGCGCCGACGGATTTCTGACCGAATGTCGCGTCCTTGCCGCCATCATCCGTTGGCTGCGTGCCTTCGGTGTGTGCGACTGCGGTGACAGCGGTGTCGTCAACAGTTGGGATGTTGAACGTGCGGCCATCTGCGGAGTTAATGACGGTAAACAGGTCCGAACGATACATTGGGCCGGTTGCAATCATCGCTTTGTCAATGAACGTCGCCAACTCAACAGGAACAGTGAAGCCGCCTGCGGTGGTTGTGCCGCCAGTTTGAACGCGGTGTTCTTTCAGAACATTGCGAACTTCTTGGTCAACGTAACCCTCGCCACCGGCTGCAACCATTTCGGCAAACGCAGCGCGGTAATCCATTGCAAGTCCGTTATCAACGGCAGGGGCCGAACGGTTTTCAAAAGTAGGACGCTTGCTTAGGTCAATTTCTTCACCAGCACGCAGCGCAACCTCAACCTTTTCCAGACGCTCAACCTTTGCGGCCAGCTTGTCGTGGTCAGCCATCATGGCATCAAATTCGCGCTCGATTTCTGTCGCACGCTCTTCTGGTGTGTTGTCCGCAACTTCGGACAATTTTGAGCGGGCCTCAGTGGCGATATTCGCCATCTTCTCCCGCAGGTCTTTAATATCAGCCATCTCTGGGCCTCCATCTAAGGGAACTGGTCTGTCATCACGACGATCAATTCAAGCACTTGCCCAAGGTGCATGAAGGGCGAAACAGCGGGAGACCGCTGCTATTCGTATTGGCGCATTTTCATTCTCATGCGTCGCGCCGCTTGTGACTTTGTTTGCGCCGCTCGGTGCGCATCAAGCGACCGAAGGCCAATTTCCGTTCCAGCATAAGCCGGGGTCGTTACAATCGCAACATCGTGCAATTCTACGTCCTGAATGGTGCGCTTCGGCATATCGCCGTTGTCGTCCCATGATTGCCGCGTTGGGATAAACGCAAACGACATTTTATCCAGATCGCCGCGCTTCATCTTGGGAACAATCGCCCGAACATCTGGGTCATTGCCGTCCAATTCGGTTTCCATGTAAAGCCCGCGCTCATCTTCTCGCAAGGTCAGCGTGCCAGACCGCGTGCGTGCCAAGGGCAGGCCAGAGTGATTGACCAAAAACACAACATCGTCGCCGCGCTCAATTGCGCTTGCAAATGCGCCGCGTTCAATCGTTTCTGTAAACATGCCAGCAATGTTGGTTTCTTCGCCAAAAATGGCGGCATAACCCGACACGCGAATTGCGTTGTCTTCATCTTCGCGAACCTCAACCGATTGAGATAACGCCCTGATTTCGCATTCAGCCATACGGGCCTCCATAGATTGTTGCGAATGTAGCACATGTCGCCTCATTCGTCTAGCTCTGGCGTTGCGGTGGTCTGCGAGGCAATCGGAACCGTCGCTCCTTGTATCATAAGCTGGTCGCCTTCGTCGCGTTCAGGCAGGTTTTCAATCGTGCGCACCTCATTTGGCGTGCGGATGCCGTTCTGGATGGACGTGGCGTGTGCCGCCATCCGTGTTCCAAAGTCGCCGCGCAGCAACCCATCCACATTGAACTCAACGTAAAATTCGGACCCGCGAGGAAACAATTTCAGGTTCATTTCCTGCTCAACCTGTTCAATCCACCGCTTCAAAGTGTGCTTAACGAAGTGAAGGTCTTGTTGCTCGGTGTTAGAAAACGTGCCGTGCGTCAGGTCTTGCAGGAACACCGGCGGCAGGCTGTAAATCCGCGCAATTTGCTCGATGCTGAACCGCTGCAATCCCAAAAGCTGCATCTGCTCTGGGTTATAGCCAATCGGTTTTAATTCGTGGCCCATTGGCAACGCCATGACGGGCCGACCCTCGCGGGCCAGCTTTGCCGTTGTCTTGGCCACGTCATCAGACGCCCGCGTTGCCGCTGCACCGCTTTGGAATGGCCCTTGCAGCACGACAGGCGGGATGCCACCCGACTGAAACGCCTTCGCGCCGTATCTTGACGCTGCAATCGCCATGCCAATTGCATCGCGGTTGGTCGAAATAGGCCCGCGCACGTCCAGCATGTTGGATTTCAACATGAACGGAATATCCAAAACGTCAGGCGCTTGGTATGTCCGCGCTTCGCTAAGGTAGACCCGCACTTGCTTTCCGCCCTGCATCCGGTGTTCAACTCGAACGTAATTCGGGTCAAGCGGCCACAGGTTCTTGATTTCGCCATCACGGTTGCGCTCGATGTATGTGACAGACCGCCCGCCGGTGAAAACTTGGTCGAAAAGGTGCTTGCGCCACTCAAACGAAGACATGCCATCGTTTGCCGTGTCGTGTAGGATGCTTTCCAGTCCGATATTGGCCTTTTCGCGCCCGCCGGTCTCGGTCTTGCGATAAACGTGCAAAGGAAGGCCAGCCAGCGTGCCGCTCAAGAAGTTTACCGCCGCCCAAATAGCAGGAACTCCCAGCGCCGTGTCAATCGTCACAGTGACGCCTGCTGACGCGCTTAATTCGCCCCAGCCCATAATTTGCAGGAAGTCCGACGCCGAAACAGGCGCGTTCGGGTCTTCCAAATTGCGTTCTTCAGGCTTTTTACGCCAATCAAACAGGCCCATTTATCCACCGCTCGGTTGTTTGGGCGATATATAGCACGGTCAAGCCTCCAATGCAAAGGTCTTGCCATGCCACGCCTAACCCGAACTCGCCTAGACCGCCAAACCCTGCCCCGCCAGGCCGTACCATGCCACGCCTCGACCGCCGTGCCACAACCCGCCTCGCCAGGCCACACCGTTCCAAGACCGCCTTACCTTGACCAGCCTGCCCGCCTAAGCGGACAAGGCCGCGCTATCGTCATCATACGAAGCGACTTCCTCAATTCCCGACAAATCAATGCCAACATGCTCAAATGCGCCGCGATACCGCGCCAGCCAGCCACGCAAAGCCGATGCGCCCTGACGCCGCAACTCCGCAATCTGCTGCTCATCATCCGGATCTACCGGCTCATAACCGCCACCGCCCTTTCGCCCAGCAATCGGTGAAACAAAAGCCGGATAATCCCGCGTTGTGATTGAAACAACCGTTGCCTTTGTTTCTTGTGACCGAGATGCAATTCGCAAACCCGAAGCCATGCGCCGCGCCATGCCGATCCGATGTTGACGTGCCGCTTCATCGTCGCCCATTCCAAAGAACCACTCATAGGCTTCATGTTCCGGCTGACCTGCAAGCCAATCAACAAACTCCCCCGGGATAAACATGTTGCGACCAGTGATGGCCAAGTATCCATCAATAATCCTTTGCCTGTCTTGTGTTTTGAAAGCCATTTCTTTCTCCTTTGTTTATGTTGACCGCCACTCCGGTCCCAGCCCCGACTTTCCCCGCCTAGACCGCCTTACCCCAACTGGCCCAACCACTCCTCAACTTAACAAGACCGCCATGCCTCACCCTACCCGACCACACCCCGCCATGACCGCCTCGCCGGGCCACGCCGGGCCTCGCCGTACCAGGCCACGCCTTGACCGCCTTACCTTGACCGCTGGGGCGACCGAAGCCGCCCCGCCAATTCTTTTTACGCCTCACGGCGCTGCCGCTCTTCTTCAAGCAGGCCCATCAATTCCAAAGTGTCATCATCGGCAAACTCTGGGTTTTCCATCGCATGTTGCTGAACGTCGCGCCCTTCTTGCGTGACATCATCCCAATATCCCTGCCAATCGCCAAGATCGTCGCCAGCAACCGAAAACGTGCCATA